CTACTATAAGTGGATTGCATTTTAGCTAAGTCTTTAGTGTTAACACCTATTAAATTAGTGTTTACGGATGCATTATATAAATTATTACTAAAACCTTTAGATTCATTTGATAAAATACCCATTTGTAATTGAGTCATTTTAACCGCTTTCTGTTGATTAAGTAGATAACCAGTTTGTGCTAAAAGTTTTTTTGTTACATTACCTAAAATATTAACTGTTGTACCTATGGTAGCATTTATTTTAGTTCTAGTATTTAAAAGTATAGATAGAGTTGCACCCTCTTTTTTTAATCCATCTACATTTTCTTTAGCTAATTTTTGTTGTTTTTTTAATAGATCTATTTGATCTGAATGGTCCTGTGTTCTATCATTTTCTAATTCAGTTATTTTTTTAGCCCTTTTAAACATTTCCTTATCTAGAAAATCAATGTTGGCTTTCATTGTTTTAATTTTTTTTAATAAATCAAAATAATTATCAAGATTTTCACCAGCTTTATCTTGCATTTCAATGTAACTCCCTAACCTAGCAAGATCATCTTTATTATATTCACTCATTATGTTACGATTTTTATTTTAGAATTCTTATATGCTGTTATTTTTTGTTTTTCAGAACTATCATTATTAATGATGTGTTTAATTGATACAATATATGTATTACCTTTATTTTTAATTTTAGTTAATTGGTATGATTCACGTCTATTACTACCTAAAACCCTTATAACACTACCATTTTCCAATAATTTACCACGATATTTTTTATTCTTAACTAAAGAAAATTTATAATCTTTTCTTATGGTATCTCCCATATATTCAAAAGTAACATAATCATTTTCATCTTTAATTCCGAGAAGTTTTTTTGATGGTATTATACCTGTGGCATCCCTACCTAACAATTTATCTAACCAAGTCTTATTTTGCATTAGTTTCATTAGACCCTTATCTTGTAACATTGCATCAATATTATTAGGTATATCATCAGTATCATCTAACTCTAAATCCTCAATAACCTCTAACTCTATAACATCACTTAAAACAATCCTTTTATTACTTTTATCATAGAAAAAAATATTAAGTGCAACACCAGAATTATGACTAGTGTTTATTAAATTTTCACCTTTATAAAACCTAAATAGTTCATCACCCAAAGAAGTTAATTTTTTAGCATAGAAACCTTCCATACCAAGAAACTTACATTGTATATAATCATGACCAATATCCAAAACCATCATATTTAAGATTGAATTTTTTGTTTGATCAATTACTAACTCATTATCTTCCAACACTACTTCAGAAAGATGAATATTAAAAACATTACCAATTTCTAATTTTTCAAAATCCTTAGTTATTATTTCCCTATCAACATTAACATCATCCTTTAGTTGTTTTAATTTCTTAGCTTTTTCTTTACTAAAAGGTTTAAGTGGTTCTGTAGTTTCTTCTTCCTCATCTTCTTCCTCATCCTCAATTACAGGTTTTATTATAGTGTCATCCCCACCATTTTTATGTTCAATTTTAATATAATTAAATTGAATTTTAAATGTTGATGATTTAGGGTCATTTTTTTTTAATGATAAAACATTACCATCTATTGCGGTATCAATATTTAATTTATATACATTATTACTATCCACGGACAAGACCAACTCATTATTCATTATTTTGGTTATTGTTGAAAATTCCATCATACCTTTATCAGTATTCATGATAAATTTATCACCAACCTCAATAGATGGTAAAACATCCCTAACACTAGTTTCTAATAAAAACATATTAATATTTATCTATAATTATCATTTAATATCATCATTCCTTAATTTATTTTTTAAGGTATCACCACTAAAGGTTTTCTTTCTTGATTTTTCACCCGTTTTTTTAATAATTTCTTCCGTATCATCAGTAATTTCTTCTTCAGAATCTGATAGAAGATTTAAATAATACTTTCGTTCATATACGGGTATTGACATAATTTCATTTCTACTCATCTTAAGTTGTTGTGTAGAATATAAAATCTCTTTAAGGTATAAATCTTTAAATTTATGATTCAGGCCAAAAAAACTTTGTGTTAAAGGGAAAAAACGTAGAAACGAGACTACCTCCTGGAGTCTCGACCTCAATATTTAAATCCATACCACACTCAATAGAGTTTATATAAGTCTTAAAAGTTTTAACATCATTCAACCTCATTTTATCAATAATATTTGAAATGACATTTTTATCAGTTTCACCATTAATATCCATAACAATCTTTTTAAGTGTAAAAGTAGCTAAATCAAAAAGAGTATCACTATCACCAATTTTTTCCTTATGTGCTTCAATATCATTTAAATCACCAACAGTTAACAATCTAAATTGAATGTTATATTTTTCTGAGGGTGTTTTAAATTCAAATAAACCATTTTCATTTGGATCAACAAGTAATTCTTTAGTTTTAATAGTTGAAAGATCAATCGTTACATCAAAATAATCTAAAGTATCTGGATCCATTACTTGTATTGGGTAAATATTACCATAAGCTGTAGCTCTTAACCATAACATAATAGCATCCCTATCACCAACCAATAAATCTTCATACTTTATATCCCTATCTATAATTTTTCTTTTAAATAGTGTATCTAGAAATTTACCACTTTTCATTAAGTGTGGGTTTGTTAAAATATTTTCATCATACCCATTTAAAAAACTAACCATTATACGTTCCTTATCACCTGGATAAGTTTTTCCTTTAGAAGGTAAAGGTACTAAATCATAATCTGAATTATAATCTGGTTCTATTTCTGTAGGTTTATTAATAATAGGTTTTTCAGTAGTAGAGGTAGTGGGTTTATTAACCCCCTTTGACTTTTCTTCTAACTCTTTTTCCCTATTCTCTTTCATTAAATTGTTATAATATGCTTCACTATTTTTTTCCTCTTCAGGAAATACGTTTGGTTTATTTTCCATAATAATTTTTTTAATATATTAATAAGTATTGTGGTATTGTAAATATTAAATAAAAATAATAACCATTAATGTTTTTTATTTAAAAATAAAGTTGTATGTGACATTAAATGAAAAAACCCCCATGGTAGTGGAGGTTTTAAAAATTATTTATCATTGATTAATATAAAAGTAATGCTCTATCAAATCTAAGTTCAATTGAAACCTCAGCAATAGAATCATCATCCATCGAAAGATCACCAAAATCAGCATTAGTTATCATCGCACCTTCAAGTAACCATTTTTCAACAACAACACCGTTAGGGTCAATCATTTCAATTTCAACATCTTTCTTATACCCAGCAGCATAACCTTGCCTACCCGTTACCGATTCAGAATGTAATCTAACCCACTCCATAACTGCTTGAGTTGTAGAAGGTCCTATTGCATCTCTCAATACAACTGTAATTGATTCCCATATAAACCTACCAATTACCCAAGTAGATGTGTTTAAAAACTCTATTTCAGTCTCATTTTGACTTATTTTAGGTCTAGCAGCACTTTTTAATGTCCATTCTTGTATACCTAATTCAGAAGGAAAACGGAAAAACCAACGATTCTTTCTTTTAGGTTCATAGAAAATTGGCATGTTATTTAATAAATCTGACATATTATTTGTTTTAGTTATTTAATTATAAGTATATTGTTTTTATAAAATATATTTATTTTTTTATTATATTTAAAACCCCTCCATATAGATAAAGGGGTTAATTACTTTCATTTAGATATCATCGAATGAAGCTCCTGAATCAGTAACATCAAACCCAATATCAACATACTCTAAAGCATTTGTTGGTTGAATTCTTATCTTACCAGATAAAGTATTTCTATCTTCACCTTCAGGTGTAGGATCTAATTTAACCTCAAATTTAGTTAAACCTCTTTTCTTTCTTATGTTATCTAATATTGGGGTAACTTTACTTAAAAATTCACCTCTTAATTTATCATCGTTTTGTTCAAATAATAATCTAATACTAACAGCAGAAATAAGTTTTCTAGCTCGTAATAATAAACGTCTAACGTTGATCCTATTTAGTGGGCTATTCCTAACTTGTAAATTTTTATTACCCATAATTTTAATTCCATCACCACTAAATGTTACAATAGGGTTTATTCTTTCAGCGTACAAAATTTCTCTTTCTGGGTGAGTTAATTTCTTCCTAGCTTGTATAGCGTTAACGTTACCTCTTTGATAACCTGCGGTAGCATACCAAGGCGCAGCAATATTATCAGTTAATGCGATATTCTTAATAACCTCACCAGTTGCTGGTATATACACTAAAACATTATTCTCGTCATCATTCTTTTGAATCCAGGGCCAGTAAGTTGCAGTGTAGTTACTATCAAATTGTTGATATAATCTACTTGAAACGTCTTGAGCGGTCATTTTATCACCTTCAGACATATCAGGTGTAGTTACGATATATAAACTATCAGAACGCTCTCTCTCAATCATATCAATAGTATCTTCAACTAAATTAGTATTATCAAAAGTATCAATTCCAGGTGTGGAGAAAACATTTATGTTAACTGCTTCTGGGTTTGAAAAAGTTCTAATTCCTTCAAGGAAAGCATAATAATCTGATTCAACACCCATATCACCATTACTTAAAGCTAAAGGGTTAAATAAATCCTCGGTGGCTGGGTTTGATTTTAATTTTTGAACAGTATATTTATCTGTGTTAGATCTTCTAGTTCTATAAATATCCCAACCATCAAAACCACCACAAGGGTTTACTGTAAATTTACGTGAATAAACTTTTTCATAAGGACCATCTACAGTATCAACTTCACTACCAAATTTCGAATTACCAGTGAAAAACAACGCTTCAGCATTTTCATCTAAAATGTTTACAGCTTCTTGATCCATATGGAAACCTTTTGTATAAAATTCAAATGCTGAACCATCAACATCTAACCCATTAAAACTTAATATATCACGATCAATATCAGTAGTTGTACCTAAGTAAACACGTCTTTTATTTTCAAAATCAGTGTATTCTGTTTTATATATCATTTCTGGAGCTGTAGTAATACCTAAATTTTCTCTAACTGGATAACCTTCAAACCCTGATGGGAAGGAATCTGAATTAGGTTCATTTTCAGCCATTTCAATTAAAACATAAGAAGAAATTGCAACATAATCACCATTAGTAGTTCCAATTCTTTTACCAATAAAATTGGTAGAGGAGGGATCCATATTACATTTACTAAATCTTTCTAATTGGAGTGGATTTGCATCAGTATCACCAAATTTTCTAACAACTACATCAAACTCCCTATCATCTGGTTTAATATTACTTATTGATATTTTAATATCCTCATTAGCTGTATTACCATCAGATATGGTTTCAAATCTAAATAACCTAGAAACTTCATCACCTTTAATTTCAGAAACGATAAAAGGTGTCATAGCTGATTTATATCTAGTATTATAATTCTCAAACTCATCAACATATTCAGTTAATGAAACCACCAAGGTATCATCATCTAAAGTATCAATAAAATTTGGATATATTTCTTCAACAAAAATATCTGGTTTTGCATCATCATTAGATTTACCTAAAACTCTAGTTATGTAATTATTTTTAGTTTTATCTAAATTAATTTTATATATTTTACCTCCATCAGTTGTAAGTTCAAAATCCTCACCCATTGTAGGTGTTTCTGAAATAGTTAAATTATTACATGAGAATTCTAAAACTTCATTAGCTACGTATTTACCTCTAGACCTTAAAAGTGCTACTAATTTACCATCTACGGCTAACCCCCAAGCTTTACCAGCGTTATAACCAGAAAGACCTAACACTCTAGAAACGTACAGTTGGTTTGAATTTGTTAAATATGATTTTGCTATATAAGGTAATTCATATCTTAATGAGTTATTATCTTTAATTTTTTCTGGATTAAGTCCACCAAAGAACTTTCTCATTTCAGCGTAGTTTGAAATGTAAATAGGTTGGAAAGCAGGTCCTTTAGTTGTTTCACCAACCAAACCTAAACTTGTTACCCCTACGTTATTACTTACAAAAGTCAAATCATTTTCTGAAGTGTAAACCCCTGGACTTACGAATACTCTATTTGAACTCATCTATTATGTTTTTTATTTTTTTTACAATTATTATTACTTAATAATAAATATAAAATCATTTTAGAAACGACTAACATTAATGAAATATTTTACTATTATGGGTTAAGTAATAGTACCATTAAGTATTAAAGAGCCTATAGTATCATCTTCTTTTAATAGTTCGACTTGTAAAATATCACTTCTTTTAAGATTGAATGGAAATATTTCTTGAATTACCCCATTAACCTTAAAAGTTATTTCAGATATATTAAATTCATTTGATATATTATTAATTGTGGTATTTTGATTTATTATTATCTCTTGAATATTACTTGCTTTATATTTAGATAAAATTTCATACTTAACTGAATTACCATTTTTATTTATGGATTCTTTAATACTTAAACTATTAATTGATTTCCCCGAACCATCACCATCAAAAAATAAAATAGCCCTATCCTTAGCAGGGGTTATTATAAAATCTTTTTCATCCAAAATATACCCCTTAACAAGTAATTCAAAATCCATAACATAATATCTACGGCTTTCAACATCATCAATCTCACTCTCATCAGAAATAGCTTCTAAAACAACTGGCATAGGATGCCCCTTAACATTTATATAATGTTGTCTAGCATTAAAAGTGGTTTGTATTTTTGTGTGAATATTATTAAGTTCCACCATTCGATTACAAAAGAATCTAAAATGAAATGTTAAGTCGGTAGCTGTGGGTTGGGGTATTTTATATTTATCATAACCAACTCTACCATTTATTAAAGTGGGTACATTTCTATAACTATAAGTTCGAACACCTGGGATATTCCATAAACCATCTTGATTTGACCCTGATTGTATATTAGGGTCTCTTACTATTGTTGAAAATGGTAATTTAACATCTTTAAATTCATCTGAAGAACCCCAAGACTTAGTAAATTCAGACCATTTCTGAATTGACATAAAAAATACTGGTAATTTCTCATCACCTACTCTGAAATCAAGCTTATTTTCCACCAAATCAACTAAAGACCTATCAATATCAGAAAAAGAAATTCCCTTTGGTAAATACGTATCATCACTAGCAATATCATCATAAACGCTTTGAATCTGTTCTTTACCAAATTTACTATTTGTTATATTAATTTTTCTTCTCATAATTATATTCCTTTAAATTCATCTTTATTTGATGGTGTACAGATGATTGTTCTGAAAGCACCTTTATACCCCAATATAGTATGTTTATTGTCATAATTCTTAAGTCCATCATTAGCTACTGAAAAATAACGTATAGTTGTTTCATTTACTGCATAACCAATATAATCACCATAATTAATTTCACATTTAAATTCATCTAATTGTTTTTGATATAAACCAAAACTTAAATTACCGTCTTCTAAATTACGTTGAGAACCATTAGAATTATAAGTTTTATTATCTGCTTCAGTTATAAGAGGAATTACTTTTAATTCTACAGGTGTTTTATACCTCACCCCATCTTCATAAGTTTCACCATATAGATCATCAAATAAAGTTATCTCTCTATCTACTTGAAATAAAACAACAACAAAATTACCATCTTCTTCTATGGACTCCCTACCCATTTCAATATCTAATTCAAATTCCTCTTCGGAATAAAATTTATTAACTCTATTAATTGGTATTCTCCTATTTCCCATATTATTTTTTAATTAAAATCTTTACTATTTAACATTTTTTGTGTATATTGTTATATAACATATAAAATATAAATATTATGTATTGATAAATATAGATAAATTAAAAAATGTTTCAGTATTAGAACTCCTTAATAAGTATAAGGGTAAAAACCCCTATTTAAAAAAACTTAGAAAAGAATATATGAAGGGGAAGGTAGCCTTTACTAATACCCAAGTTAAATATATTTCGGAATTCCATAATGTAGACCCACATAAGGTTGAAAGGGTTATCGCTATAACTGAATATCTAGGTTTAGAATTACAGAAAAAATATAGTATAAAATTTGTACCAGAAAAAATATTAATAGGTTTTATTCTTGCCGATACCGATAAAGCTTTTCATATTTACGGTAAACTAAAAAAAAATCAAGAAAATTATCAAATGTATTGGTTACCCAAAACACAAGTTTTGGATGATCCTTATTGGGAAGAACCTAATGTAGAGGTTGATTTTGATAAGTATGTTGAATTAGATAATAAAAATAGAACACCTTATGAACATCAGAAAAGTGGTATAAAGTTCTTATTATCTAGGAAAGGTGCTATATTGGCTGATGATATGGGGTTAGGTAAAAGTTATATGTCAATTGTTGCTGCGCTAGAGAGTGGTGCTGAAAGAATATTAGTTGTTTGTCCATCCGCAGTTAAAATAAATTGGGAAAGGGAAATTAATTGTTTTGATGATCAAACAGTTATAATTAATGGTAAAAAATGGGATACCAGTAAATTTACTATCATTAATTATGATATCTTAAAGAATTTCCATACAACCAAAGATAAACGAACATCCAAAGAATATATTAAAAAAGGTGGTTTAATAAATAACCATTTAGTTGATGCTAAATTTGATTTAGTGATTATAGATGAAGCTCACAACCTAAAAAATTATAAAAGTATTAGGGGTAAAATAATGAGTGAATTAATTGTTAAGTATGGTATTGAAAGAACTTGGTTATTAACTGGTACACCAGTAGCAAATAAACCAATGGATTTTTATAACCTACTCAAATTAGTTGGCTCTCCCTTGGTAGAAAATTTTAATTTCTTTGCTAAAAGATATTGTGATGGTAAAACTTTTTGGAAGAAATTTAAAAACGGGAAGAGTAGGAAAATATGGTTAACGGATGGTGCTTCAAATTTAAATGAATTAGCAGCCAAAACTAAAAATATTATAATAAGGCGTAAAAAGGAAGATGTTTTGGATATGCCAGAGAAAACAATCTCAACTATTTACCACGAATTAACTCCTAAACAAATTAAGGAATATACCAATATTTGGGAAGAATATTTGATTGAAAGGAAAAAGAAGAAGAAACGAGGAGCTGTAGAAAAGGACTTAGTAGAGCTTATCTTATTACGTAAGTATATTGCACTAGAAACGATACCAAAGACCATAGAAATGATTGAAAACGCTATTGAGCAAGGTAATAAAGTAATTGTGTTCACCAACTTCCAAGATGAAATGGATGTATTGTACGATCACTTTAAAAAAATAGCGGTAAAACATAACGGTAAAATGTCGGGTATTAATAAACAAATATCCGTGGATAGATTTCAAGAAGATGATAATGTTAAATTATTCATTGGGAACGTTATATCTGCTGGTGTGGGAATTACATTAACGGCAGCAACAACAGTAATATTCAATTCTTTATATTGGGTCCCAGGTAATATATTACAAGCGATTGATCGTTGTATTTTTAAGGGTCAATTAGTTATGACAAATAATGGTTATGTTAGTATTGAGGATATTAAAATAGGTGATATGGTTTATAGTCATGAGGGTAATTTTAAGAAGGTCGTAAACACACATTCACATTTGGAGCGTAAAAAATTAAGAGTTGATATAGATGCATTTGGTTTTAATAATACCTTAGCCACAACACATGACCATAAAATATATGTATACAATAAAGAGTTTGATAGTTTTAATTGGGTAGAAGCTGGTAAGTTAGATATTAAAAATGAATTACTAACCCTTAAGAGTAATAAACAACCAAGTCAAAGAAAAGAGTTTATAACCTTAACCAAACACTCATCAAATACTTTCATTAATAATTGGGGTGTTGAACAAAGAAAAAGTGGTGTTATTTTACCAGAACAAGTTGAACTAAGTAATGATCTATTATATGCGTTCGGTTTTTATGTTGCTGATGGTTGGTCTACAGATGGGTTATTAAAAAATGGGGCTGGTATAAATGTGGTTCAAAAAATAGATAATAAAAAAATGTATGATGCTGCTGAATATATTATGAATATTTTTAGATATTCATTTGGTTTTGAAAAACATAGTGAATATATTGATAAAAAAAATGCTAAAACATGTATGATTTATAATACCGAGTTAGCCCTGAATTTTTTAGGGTGGTTTGGTAAAGGTGCATATAATAAACAATTTCCTGATTGGGTTGATGAACTTAATAATGAACAATTAAAAAGTTTATTAGATGGGTATTACCATGGTGATGGACACCAACGTAAAAATACTCAACAAGCTACCACTGCATCCAGTAAATTAATGAGTCAATTAATGCGATATAACGCTAATTTAGGTAGGGGGGTTAGTTTACAAATAACTAATACTGGTTACTATTCAATTGAATACACAATAGACCCTAATAAGAAAAATAGGATTTATGAGTATAGTGGATATATTTTATATCCAATAAAATCATTACATATTTCTAGGCCCGTTAAAGGTGAGGATCGTGTTTATGATTTATCCGTGGAAGATGATCATTCATTTATTGTTGGTAATTACAATGTACATAATTGTTATCGAATCGGTCAAGAGAATAATGTTTCAGTGTATTTTAATATTTTTAAAAATACTATTGATGAAAGAATATGGGAAAGATTATTTAGTAAGACTGGTATTATAGAAACAATTTTAAATGGTGAGCAGGAAAGTAATATTTTTGTTGCTGATGATAGTAACAATGAAGATGAATTAGATAAAATAATTGATGATGAGTAAAGTTAGATTATATACGATGGATGGGTGTGAATATTGTGATACCTTAAGAGATATGTTAGATGAAAAAGACGTTGAATATTTAGAGATTGATGTTTTGGATAAAAAAGAGGAATTTGAAAAAATTATTAAAATAAGTGGGGAGGATAGTGTACCTACAATAATTGTTGGTAAACAGATTTTAGCACCTAAACAAACATTTAATACAATAGAAGAAGCTTTTAAAATTATAATTAAATTAATGTAATTTAAAGTATATTTATATATAAATATTAAGATGAGCAAAATCCAAGAAGAAAGAGAAGCAATATTTAAACAATTCAAACATATGATGGGCTGGCCTATGAGAAAGGTTGAGCTTTCTGATGATATGATGGAAGGTATTTTAAGTGTTTCCATAGGTGATTATACTGAATACATATTAAATTGGTTAATTGAACACCAATGGCAAAGTTTACTAGGAAAAGATGTTAGTAATGTGGATATGACTTTTGCCTTAACAGTTAGGGATTTTGACTATATGACAAAAGCAACATACGCCTACTCTAAACAAGTTGGGTTACAAGCTAAAGGACCTTGGGAATTGAAAAAGGATTATATTGAAATTGAAGCAGGTAGACAAGTATATGAAATACCTAAAGGTAGGGAGATTAATGAAGTTTTATGGATCACCCCTCCAACAACAGATATGGCTCTACTCGCTAATTTCGGTGGCTTCGATATGGGCTTCGGGGGTGGTAACGCTCAGATGGGTAGTAATAGCGGTAGCGGTGGTGGTGGTATGGGTGGAATGGGTGGTAATGGTGGACATTACATAGCCCCTGCTTTTGACGTATTGCTTAGTGCTCAAGATTTTAATCTAAAAAATAGAATGCTTAGAGGTGATTTAGTTTATAAAGTCACTGCTGGACCAGACGGTAAGAAATTATTACATTTAATTAGCACACCAGGTTCTAAAATGACTTTTGGTGGAATTGGTGGTGGTATGGGTACCAGTACTGGTGGTGGTGCATCATCAATAGGTTTAAGAGGGTGTAGAGTTTGGTATCACTATTATGATGTAGAACAAGGGGATTTAGATGAATGTCGCAATATAAACCCTGATATTATAAAAATGCCTAATGAAGTACCTATTGGAACATTAAACTTTTCGGAATTTAATGAACCTACAAAAATATTTATAAGGCAATTATTTGTTGCTGAAGCCAAGAGAGCTTTGGCAAGGGTTAGAGGTAAATTTAGTGGTGTGGTTGGACCACCAGAAGCTGAACGTATACTTGATTACGACTCTTTACTATCGGAAGGTACACAAGAAAAGAAAGGTCTCCTAGAAAGACTAGAGGAAAGAATGGTAAGGTTAAGTACTGAAAAACAACTTGAAAGAGGTGCTAATGAAGCGGAAAATCTTAATCGACATTTAAAGTTTAGACCTTTAGGTTTTTATTATAAGTAAAATTGGTTGTCTTATTCACTAATATTTCATATATTTGCATTGTTTAAATATATAAATAATGAATGTAGAAATAACCAATGAAGTAATATCTGATTTCCTAGAAGGTAGTGATCCACAAAAATATATTGTTTCTATTGAAGTTGGCTATGGAAAAGCTGAAGCTGATTTAATTATCAATGACCCAACTCAGGGTAAATATATCCAAAAACACAAATTCAAACCTTTTTTATGGATGAAAGAAGGTGTTGTGGATATACTTTTTGATGGTGATAAGCGCAAAATAAAGGAAAAAGCTAAAAAATACGGAATAAGTTTTAAAACCCTAACAACTTCAAATAGTGAGGGGCATACACCTGATAGGTTAGTCGATTCATATAAGTATATGGCTATTACTCGTGAACCTTATGGGAAATTAATTAATTTCTTTAGAGAGGGTGGTATGAATATTTATAGTGAAGAATATAGACATATGTTTATGGCTGTAACACCCGTTGAACAATTCATGATCCAAACTGGGAAAAGAATGTTTAAAGGTTTTGATGAATATGATGAGTTACACAGATTCCAATTTGATATAGAAACAACTGGACTTACACCTGAAAAAGATACCATATTTCAAATAGGTATGCGTGACAATAGAGGTTTCGAAGAAATTATTGAGGTTGTAGGTTTAGGTGATGAACATTCTAAATCTGAAGGTAAATCAATCGAAAATTTCTTTAAAGTGATAGATTATTTGAAACCAGATGTAATTACTGGTTATAATTCTGAAAATTTTGATTGGAACTTCTTCGATGTTAGGTGTCAAAAATTAGATATATCATTTACTGGATTATCTAGAACATTAAACCCTAACATACCACTAAAACGTAAAGAATCTAGAATTAAATTAGGTGGTAAGACTGAAAATTACCTACAAACCCAAATGTGGGGTTACAATATCTTAGATACATATCACGGAGTTAGAAAAGCACAAGCAATTAATAGTGATATTAAAAAAGCCTCACTTAAGTATATTACCAAGTTCTCTAAAATTAATAAAGAAAATAGGGTTTATGTCCCTGGGGATATGTTAAATAAAATATGGGCTGATAAAGAAAATGATTATTATTTTAATGATACTAACGGTGATTGGTTTGTTTATAAAGATGAGAAAGACCCCAAAAATGAGGGGGTGATACAAGGTATATTTGATAAGCAACTTGAAAAAATTCAAAGTGGTAATTATGAAAAAGTAGATGGTGCTTATATTATTAGACGTTATTTATTGGATGATTTATGGGAAACTGAAAAAGTAGATGGTATTTTTAACCAAGCAACATTTTTAATTGCTAAGATATTACCAACCAGTTTTATGAGGTCAGCAACAATGGGTACGGCAAGTACTTGGAAATTAATTATGATGTCTTGGTCTTATGAAAATAAATTAGCTTTACCATCATTAGAACCTAAGAGAGATTTTGTTGGTGGGTTATCTAGATTATTAGAAGTTGGTTATGCTGAAAGGGTTGCTAAATTAGATTACGCTGCACTATACCCAAATATAGAACTAACACATGATATATTCCCATCATTAGATATTACTGGGGTTATGAAAGGTTTATTATATTATATAGTTAACCAAAGAGATGTTTATAAATTTAAGAAAAAACACCACGATAAGGAAGTACATAGAATAAGTGATTTATTGAAAACAGATCCTAATAATGAAACTTTAATAAAAGAATTAAGTGAACATGAATACCTTAAAAGTAAGTATGATAAAAAACAATTACCATTAAAAATATTAGCCAACTCATTCTTTGGGTCTTTTGGGGCATCATATTTATTTAATTGGGGTGATGTTGATTGTGCTGAAGAAACTACTTGTAGAGGTAGACAATACCTTAGATTAATGGTTAAACATTTTTATGAAAAATATGGTTTCCGACCACTGGTGGGGGATTCTGTAACACACGACACACCTATATATATTAAATGGAAAGATAGTAATAAATTAGATATACTACCAATATCAGACATATTTAATGAGGACTCGGAAGTACTTGATGAAGAATCACTTAGGGATTTAGAAATTAAACCTTATGAAGTTTTAACTGTTAATGGGTGGAAAGAAATAAATTATGTTTATAGACATGAAACTAATAAAAAAATTCATAGAATATCAACAAAGGATAAGTTAGTTTGTGTAACAGAAGATCATTCTTTATTTCAGAATGGCAAACAAATAAAACCCAAGAATTTAAAGAGAGGTGATGTTTTAGATGTTAGAGAATTACCAACGTTTGAATTAGACGATGATAACAATTTAAATGAGGATTTGTTTTATCTTTATGGTTATTTTTTAGGTGATGGTTCTGCTACTTATGGTAATAGAAAACAATATTATAAATCTAAAAAAACTAGTAAAACTAATATAAATAAAGGTAAGAGAAGTGTATTTAAAATATCTAGTTCTAATTACGATAAACTAATAAGGTTACAAAAAATAATAAAAGATAATTTTGATGTTAATTGTAAAATAAAGGATCATAGAGAATCAAGTAATGTTTATAATTTAATTTGTTATGTAAAAAAAATGTCAGTAAAATTTAGTGAAGATTTTTATACATCCTATAAGGAAAAGAAAATACCTAATTATGTTTTAAATACTAATAAAAAAAATAAGTTAGCGTTTTTAGAGGGGGTATTTTCATCTGATGGTTATGGTGATACTTTAGAAGAGGTTTCTGATATAGGTATGAAATCACAAGTGGCTATGTCTGGAATATCATATATTATGGAAACACTTTCTATTGATAGGGAAATAAAAGTTAGAAAAGATAAAGAAAATTTTATTTCTTTAAAATTAAAGAATAGGAATAGAAGTAACTCTAAATTTGCTAATAAAATAAAAATGAAAAGTGATGAGGTGTGGTTAAATGAAGTTATAACCAACAAATGTGAAAAAAATTATGTATATGACATATCAACAGAAGATGGTACTTTTATCGGTGGTATTGGTGGTGTTGACCTTAAAAATACGGATGGTTTTAATTTCGCAATACCAAAGACTATTGATGAAATAAAATACCTTGTCAAGGGTAGTCACAGATTAACTGAAAGTAATGAGGGTGAAACATTAATTGGGTTAGATGCTGTTGTTGCAGATTTTAATGAGGAGTATATGATAGGTCGTATGGGGTTAGATATTGATGATGTTGCTGATGCAACAATAAACTTCTCTAGAAAAAATTACGCTAATAAAATTGATGGTAAAACTAAGTTAGTTGGTAATACAATCAAGTCTTCTACATTACCAGGGTATATTGAAGATTTTATTAATACTGGAATGACATTATTATTAGATAATGAAGGTAAGAAGTTTATTGATCTTTATTATTCTTTAGTAGATGATATTTACAATTATAGAATACCAATCCTTAAAATGGCTTCTAAATCCAAAGTTAATAGTACTATGGATGAATATGATGAATACTGTAAAAAGAGAAATAAAGCGGGTAATTTGAACTCTAGAAAAGCTTATATGGAGATCATTAAAAAATATGAATTAGATCCTGATTTAGGTGATACTATTTACTATGTTAATACTGGTACCGCAAAATCACATGGGGATATGAAAACCACTAAAGATAAAGATGGTAATGTTACTGTGGAATTAAGATGTAAATTAATTCCTACTGAACAAATGGAGAAGAATCCAGAAATAACTACAGATGAATATAATGTACCTAAATATTTGGGGGCATTAAATAAAAGATTAGAACCTTTGTTAGTTTGTTTTGATAATGAAGTGAGGGATAATTTAATTATAAATATTAAAAAAAACCGTAAAACAAAGGAATATGAGTTAACACCTAGACAATCATTTACTAACAAGCAATGTCAATTAACTTCTGGTAATGCTTATGAAGCTTCTGATCAAGATACGTATGAGGAATTAATGACTTTAGATGATAGGGAAATTAAGTTTTGGATAGACTTTAATGAAGTACCAAATAATATGACTGAAGAAGAATGGGTATCTATTAAGGAAGATTATGTGGTTAGAATGGAGAGATTACGTTTAGAATTGATAGACCAAGAAATTGAAGATGTTTATTATATATTCCAAAATAAGTTAGATTTGGTGGATTTTAGTAATATTAAAGAACATAGTATTTTACCTAATACAATTAATAAGTATTGTGATTTAGTTGGTATTGAAGAAGAGGGTAAATTAATTTCGATTGGCTTAAAATCAAGAAAACATGGTAATGTTATTTGTACATTAAATGATATGTTAAAGTATTATGGTATGGCTAAAGTTAGGGAAGAATTTTATAAAACGGTAGATAAAACTATTGAAGATACTGAAGAACTGATTAAACTTTGGATTGAATATAAAAATGATATAGAGTTTAAGAAAGGGAGTGATTATCTATTAAGTGATGACAAGGATGTTGAAGGGCTAATAGAGCCAGTTAATATTGATGGTGTGAGTTATGATAAAGATGATGAGTGGAATTTTTAAATAAAAAGAAACCCTCCTATTACGGGAGGGCTTCAATCGCAACTTCGGGAGAAAGTTAGCATAAATTACTGTATGTGTATAAATAATTTTTCCTTAATAGGTACAATTAATTTTTCCCCTTCACCAAAATCTATAGTAAATTTTCCTAAGAAAGTACCTACAGTATTAACGTCTGAGGTGTTGAAAGTATAGCCAATAGCATATTCATCATTTTTAAGTAAATGACAATTAGAATTACCTTTAATTATTTTAGGTATGTTAGTTTCAGTATTAACCATACCGAAAGTAATTTCAGATGTTTGTAATTTTTCAAAGAATGTATGATAATCTACATTATTTGTTTTAACTAATTCTAAAAGTAGTTCGGGTAGTGTAGAGTCTTTATTTAAGAAAAAATCCATTAATGCTTTATTATAAGTATTGAAATTAAATTCATAATTCATTTTTTATTTGACACCAACTCATAGGTGTATCATACATAATGAAAGATTCAATATCACCGATAAACGTACCAGCAAAATTATTTTCTAAAGGTAAATTTTCATCACTAGGATCGGGACCATCAAATGTTAATGATTCGGACAAACCTTGCGTACCACCACCAATACTAATATTGAATGGAACACCTAATTGCTTATCCTTATGTTCTTGTAATTCTTTATTTATAATTTCCTTAAAATCCTCAAAAACAGTTATTAATAATCCGTTTTTATAAATATATAACTTACCTTCCCTAGGTGCATCATCATCACATATAAGTTCTTTTTCAGTAACCCATTTTATTGTAATATCATTCATTATATCTACGCTAATTAAATTAGGTTCTGTGTATTCTTCTTTAATTTCAAATTTGTTTTCTGTCTCACAAGTAGGTGTAATTATCCTCCTATAACCAAACCTACCATCTTCGGTAACCCTAAAACCTATTGCGTTATCAGTAATATCAACCGTTAAATCTAATTCACTAGATAAATCATATTTAGATTTATCATCATCAGCTGTTTTAGTACCATAATCATGTTCAATACCATCCTCATCAATATAATCAACATGAGGGGTTTCACCACCACCAAGCATAGGTGCACCAGAACTTCTACCATATTTTAAAAATGGATTAATATTACCACTATGATTATCTTCTATAGGTGTTTTATAAATTAATGGCTTACCTTGTGTTATGTCATCTGCGGTCAATGTGGAAAATCCAAGCTCTATATCATCAGAACATATTGAAGAACCACTACTTCTACCATATATTAAGAATTGGTTATGCATCTTCTTAACCATAAATCTAGGTGGGTTTAAAGGTATTATGAAATCTTCCTCCACAACACCATCATATGTTGTCTCACCCTCAAAAGTGTTCCAGAACTTATTCTCAGCCCTACTACCGATGTAAAACAAATAACCTGAGTTATCATACCCTTTTGATGTAGAACGTTCATTTAACGTATCTGTTTCATCAAAATTAGAAAGGGGTTTAAATTTAGTTGAAATTGTCCACCCCTTTTTAAATCTATTAGGTAATGTTTGGTAATTGTAATTAGGTAATTTATAAAATCCCTGTAAAAAACCACCTCTTAATTTAATTAAGTTATCCTCTACAAGTATCTTATAACTTAAATTATTTTTATAACCATTTACCTCACGTAATTTAAATTTTAAATCACCAGATGAAGTTAATGGGTTGTTGATCATATTATGACCAACGGTTTCATTAATATCAAAAGGTATTGAACCATTATCAAGTGCAGTTAATCCATAGTTAGTTAAGTCATCAAACTCGTTTACAGAATCAGACCAAGTAGCCCAATTAGTAATAGTATTATTACTCACCCTTAAATCAATTAATTTATTAGGTTTTATGTTAATGAAATTACGTTTATCCATTAACTTAAAATCGTAATATCTATCTTCAGATAATTTTAAATTAAAGATATCATGGCTGTAATTGGTTATACTATTCATGTCTTTTTAAATAATTATAATTATTTTACAATTAAATCAGAAAGAATTGTAATTTCCTCTAAAGACATATTAATTCTAGCTAATTCAATAAACTCATCTTCACTCATATAATGAGTTGATTCAGTAGGGATTTCAATATCCATATTAATTAGTTCATTCATTTTAGTACTAATTACTGTAGCATCTTTATGTCCATCCCAACTATATGACCCTTGTTCATTAGGTTGTATGTCATATGATTCAAATATCTTTTTTTGTAACTCCAAAAATTCCTCAAATTTAGTATTTAATGTTTTTTGTAATTGCATAGTGTTTTTAATATCACTTACTGACATTTGAGTAATATCAAATTTATTTATTAACTGATTTGTTTTATGTAACATTTGTGGCTTCATAATATTTATATTTTTAAATAATCTAACATAAAAATATTGAATGTGAAGTTTAATATTAAAATGAGTTAATTTTTTTTAAAAAAAGTTTGAATATATTAATGTGAGTAATGTATGTAATAGTGCTAATACAATACTAGCAATAAAATCCATAAAACTAGCTTCACCTTTATCACTAAATTTATCGTATATCTCAACTAAACCAGCAAAGATAATAGTTATTAGTAACGCCCATATATTAATAAAAGGTTCTAAAGATAGATATCCTAGGGTGAACATGATTAGGTGATTCTTTTTATCGTCACCCATTTTATTTATAAATTTTGCTATTTTACTTTTCATAATTGTTTATGTATAACTATATCTTATATTTGATTAAAATATATAATTTTTATTAAATAATCCCACCTATATCTGCCATTAACACACCATTAACATTTTTATATTGGGTAATACTAAGGGGGTATATGTCATTTGTAAATTCGGTATAATCTAATATTATATCAGTATTTTGTTCATAGTATGCTAATTGGTCAATACCACTACCATCAGTCGGTGCATTGTCATAATAATCATATTCAGAAATCATGGCAACGTGGATAGTATTATTATTTTTGATGTCCAATAATGCTTGGGTATTTAATGGAAAGGTTGCTATCCCATAATTACCACCCACCCTTTCAACTGATATCATTTCACTATATGGTGTAGTCACTAGTATTAACAAATAATGGTTAAGTGTAGAATAATATTGAAATTGTTTTTTAATTAAACTATGAAAAATGTTTACTTAATAATGATATTGTTTATATTTATAAGTAATGATAAG